AATACTCCTGCTGTAATTGATTCAAATCAATTTAGAGCTGATATTTTCGTAAAACCAGCAAGATCAATTAACTTCATCGGACTTACTTTTGTTGCTACTCGCACAGGCGTAAGTTTTGAAGAAGTTGTAGGAAATGTTTAATTCAATAGAGGAATTCTAAAATGGCAAATTATCCAAACACAGAAACAACCACTAATAGAACTTTAACTCAGTTTAGAAGTAAACTTATTGGAGGTGGAGCAAGACCTAATTTATTTGAATGTGAACTTTCATTTCCTACTGGTGTCGATTATAATCCAGATGACACATTCAGAATGTTAGTAAAAGCAGCATCTCTTCCTGCATCCAATCTTGGAGTTATTGATGTTCCTTTTAGGGGAAGAAATTTAAAAATTGCTGGAGATCGTACATTTGATCCTTGGTCAATTACAGTCATTAATGATACTGACTTTAAAATCAGAACTGCATTTGAGCAGTGGATGAACCTTATCAACAAACATGAAGACAATGCCGGAAAACTCGAACCATCCACATACCAAGAAGATGTTTTCGTCAAACAACTAGGAAGAACTTCTTTCTCCAGTACTACCGAAACTACTTCTAGTAAACAAATACCAGTCCTCAAGGCTTATAAGTTTTACGGAGTATTTCCAACTTCTGTAAGTGCGATTGACCTTTCTTATGATTCTGCAGATACAATCGAAGAGTTTACAGTAGATCTTCAAGTTCAATGGTGGGATGCTCTTGATGATACAGGAAAAACTCAACTCGGAACTACTCCCTAAATAATAGAAACTGATTTTTAATTATTGATGGCTAAATTATTTGGATTTAAAATACAGGATACTGGAGTAGATAAGTCGAAGAAACTTGTCTCTCCAGTACCTTCAAATGAGGAAGATAAATCAGACTTTTATATTCAGAGTGGTTTTTATGGCCAATATGTAGATATTGAAGGTGTCTATAAAAATGAACAAGATCTTGTAAGAAGATATCGTGAAATGGCACTACACCCAGAGTGTGATAGTGCGATTGAAGATGTGGTAAATGAAGCTATCGTATCAGATTTGAATGATTCTCCAGTAGAAATTGAACTTTCAAATCTTCCAGCATCAGATAAATTAAAACAAATCATTCGTGATGAATTTAAGTCCATTAAAGAAATTATGGACTTTGATAGAAAATCACACGAAATTTTTAGAAACTGGTATGTAGATGGAAGGATTTTTTATCACAAGGTAATTGACCTAAAAAATCCTTCTGCTGGTATTCAAGAAATAAGGTATATCGATCCACTCAAAATTCGTTTTATTCGTAAGGCAGAGCAAACTGGACCAAATGCTAATTTTCCAACTCCTTTAGGTGGAAGTAAAAATCCAATTGATATTTACCAAGCACCAAAAATTGAAGAATATTATCTTTATGATCCAAATTCTTCAATGGGAACAGGTGGTTCTATATCTTTCCGAAATGATTCAAAGAGTGTAAAAATAACAAAAGATGCTATTACTTTTATAACGTCAGGTCTTGTGGATAGAAATAAACAAACTATTCTTTCCTATCTTCACAAATCAATCAAAGCACTCAATCAATTAAGAATGATTGAAGATAGTCTTGTGATTTATAGACTATCAAGAGCACCAGAAAGAAGAATTTTCTATATTGATGTTGGCAATCTCCCAAAGATTAAAGCAGAACAATATCTTCGTGACGTTATGAACCGTTATCGCAATAAGTTGGTTTATAATGCTGATACCGGAGAAATTAAAGATGATCGCAAGTATATGGCGATGCTTGAGGATTTTTGGTTACCAAGAAGAGAAGGTGGTAGAGGAACTGAAATCACAACTCTTCCTGGTGGTCAAAATCTTGGAGAACTTGCTGATATTGAGTACTTCCAAAAGAAACTTTACAAGTCACTAAATGTACCATCAAGTCGAATTGATATTGGTGGTGGTGGATTTAATCTTGGACGTTCTTCTGAGATATTAAGAGACGAACTTAAGTTTACTAAATTTGTAGGAAGACTTAGAAAAAGATTTTCTGAAGTTTTTAACGATATGCTAAAAACTCAACTTATTCTTAAAAATATTGTAACTCCAGAAGATTGGGAAGTTCTAAGAGAACATATTCAGTATGATTATATTTATGATAATCATTTTTCAGATTTAAAAAATAACGAACTTCTAAATGACCAGCTTGGTGTTGTTGCTGCAATGGAACCTTATATTGGTAGATATTTCTCTGCCGAATATGTAAGAAATAAAGTATTGAAACAATCTGACACAGAAATGATAGAAATAGACAAACAAATCAAAAAAGAAATTGAAGCAGGTATTATTCCAGATCCAAGTCAACAAATTGATCCAAATACCGGAATGCCTATGCAAGATACCTCTGGTGGAATGAATTTAGGACAACCAATGATGGAACCAGATTTAGAAAAACAAGGAAAAGCAACACAAGTACAAATGCCGAAAGGCGGAGAGATATAAATAGTTTTTAGTTATTATACATTATAACAATATGGACGATTTAGTAGATATGATTGTTTCTGATGGGTCTCCTTCACAAATTGCAGATAGAATTAAAGATATTCTTTTTGTAAAAAGTGCAGAAAGAGTAGATGCAGCAAAACCCTACGCTGCTTCTAGTCTTTTTGGAGAAGAAGGAATAGAAAATTATGAAGATGAAGATAGTGACGAAGAATACGAGGAAGATGAGGAAGATTGATGGCATTTAGAATTGTACAAACAGTTAATGCTGTTAGTGTTGCTGCCGGAACCGCAACAACATCTAATGCAATTTCTCTTCAATCTGGATATCTTCGTGTTTCTTGTGCATCAACTGCTGCTTATATTCAGATTTCTGAAAATCCAGTAGCAACTGCAAACGATTTTATGATTGTACCAAATAGTTCTGATGTTTTGAAGCAAAGAGTTGCAAGACAAAGAATCTTAGGTATTACTACAGGAACAACAACTGTTGTCGAATTTGGTGAAAATAATGGAAATCCATTTATAATTGGTGATTACGTAACAATCTTTGGTGGTTATCCTGTTGGAGTAAATACATCCCATACCCAAGTGACTGCAACAAACACATCATCAATTACACTAAATTGGAATAGTTCATCTGTAACTGGAATTGCAGTCACAAATGCAACTATATCTAGAAGCGTAAAAGTTTCTGTTTTTGCTCCCGCAGCAACAACTGTAAGTATCGCAGAAGTCCAAACCGCATCAGTAACCTAAAATGAAACTAATCACAGAAGAAGTACAAAAAGTCAAGTTCATCACCGAAGGAAGAGGTGCTTCTAAAAAGATGTTTATTGAAGGAATTTACCTTCAAGGTGATACGGAAAATCGTAACAAAAGACGTTATCCAGTTCACATTTTAGAACGTGAAGTTAAAAGATATAATGATTGTTTCATCCAAAAAGGCCGTGCCCTTGGAGAACTTGGTCATCCAGATGGACCATCTATCAATTTGGATCGTGTTTCTCATATGATTACTTCACTTGTCCGTGAAGGAAATAATTTTAGAGGAAGAGCACAACTTCTTTCTACACCAATGGGCAAGATTGCACAATCATTAATTGGTGAAGGTGTAACACTTGGGGTTTCTTCTCGTGGTGTTGGTTCATTAATTCAAACAAATGAAGGATATAAAGTTGTCGGTGAAGACTTTATGTTAGCTACTGCTGCAGACATTGTTGCTGACCCATCTGCTCCTGATGCCTTTGTTCAGGGTATTATGGAAGGAAAAGAATGGGTATGGGATGGTGGAATTTTAAGAGAACAGGCAGCAACAAAAACTTATAAGAGAATTAATACTCTTGTAGATCAAAAAATTCTTGATGAACATAAAGTTAATTTGTTTCAAGAATTTCTTTCAAATCTTTAAATTATAAATAAATATAGATTTAACATAGGTAAATCGGAGAGATCAAATGTCCCGTGGTAAGAACTTACAAGAAATGGAAACAGGCACCAAACAATCTCGTTCTGCTGTAAATGCAAACGCAAAAGCAAGCGAACCAATGCAGAAGTTGACTACAGGTATTGCTCCTGGTCAAACTGGTGATTGGGAAGACCTTGGAGGTCCAACACCAGAGAATTATCGTCCAGATGATGATTCTTCAAAGCTTAATATTCCCGGATCAACACTCAAGCAAGTTAGAGATGTTGTCAATAAGGGTGCCAAATCTGCAGAAGCAATGCAGAAGATGAAAGAAGAACTCGAAGACGAAGACGAAGAACTCTTAGAAGCCGCTAAAGAGGAAGACGACGAGGAAGACGACGAGGAAGACGAAGAAGAAGAAGATAACGAAGAAGAAGACGAAGACGAAAAGGAAAGCAAGAAAAAGAAAAAGAAAATGGAAGAATCAATCAACATCGAAGAAGATGTTGATGCTCTTCTTGCTGGTGAAGAACTTTCTGAAGAATTCAGAGAAAAGGCAAAACTTATTTTTGAATCAGCAATCAATTCTAAGATTTCGGAAATCTACGAATCATTAGAATCACGTTATGAAGCTCAACTTCTCGAAGAAGTTGATGCTATGAAAGAACAACTCGTAGAAAGAGTTGATTCTTATCTTGAGTACGTGTCTGACGAATGGCTACAAGAAAATGCTCTTGTAGTAGAGCAAGGACTCAAGACTGAAATGACCGAATCATTCCTTACTGGAATGAAGAGTCTTTTTGAAGATCATTATGTAACAATCCCTGAAGATAGATATGATGTACTTGAGAGTATGGTAGATAAACTTGATGAAATGGAGACAAAACTCAACGAGCAAATCGAAAGAAATGTTGCTCTAAACCAAAGACTAGCAGAGTCGGTTGCAGATGTAATCTTAAGTGATGTTTCTGAAGGTCTAGCGACTTCTCAGAAAGATAAACTCGCTTCCCTATCTGAAAGTGTTGAGTTTGAAAGTGAAGCAAACTATCGTGAGAAACTAGTAACTCTAAGGGAGTCTTACTTCCCAAGAAATACTGGTACTCAAAGAGATTATTCGGAAATGTTATCTGAAGAAGCAAATTACAACGAACCAGTTTCTGGTGTAATGGGTTCTTATCTTCAGACCCTGAGCCGAGTTTCTAAAAAGTGATTTTTAAATTATAAATCAAACTAACAATTTCTTAAAAAGAGGTAAAACAAATGCAAATGTTCGATGGGGAACGTCTGCAGGA